GATGAACTTGTGCTTCTTCCAAACTGGGAAAAATCCAAAGGAGCACTGGCTGAGATTGCCGTAGCCCAATGGATCGGCAAAAAGATCAGACTCTACCCCTCTCTGGTTAGGCTAGACAGGGAAGACGTTTGTGATATCGCCAAACGACTTACCTCATTTGATAGGCAGACCGATTACGGAAGCCCGATTGAAGACTTTTCTAAACAGGCTAAAATGTGGGGAGTTATCCTTGGAACCAAGGTGACCCCGCAACAGATCGCCATGTGCATGATTGCAGTTAAGCTTTCCAGACTGACCAACTCTCCACGCCATCGGGATTCAGTTGCCGATATCTGTGGATATGCCAGATGTCTGGATCTTTGCAACCAAGCAACATCTCTATGAGCAAAAACATCGCAATCCTTTCGGATTTCCATTGCGGCCACAAGGCTGGACTGACTCCGAAGGGCTACCTTCCAGAAGAACCCGCCGAAGAACGGGCTCGTTGGATCAATGCAAACAAAGCCTACTACAACTGGTATAACCACCATATCAGGAAGCACGGCCCATACGATATCATCTTCCTTAACGGAGATCTTTTGGACGGGACTGGAAAGAAGTCTGGCGGAACAGAACAGATTACTACCGACATGGAAGAGCAGTGCGATATGGCTGTTAAGATCATCCGTGAAATCCCGAAGAACAAGAAGTGCGAAATTGTTATCACCAGAGGAACACCTTACCACACAGGTGACGCCGAAGATTGGGAAGACATCGTCGCAGATCGCGTAGGAGCAGCCATTGGAGAGCATGAATGGGTAGAGGTAGAAGGGGTTGTATTTGACCTTAAACACCATCCTGCTGGCTCTAGCGGCCTTCCCCATGGTCGGCATACTGGCGTTGCCAGAGATCGCCTCTGGAACATCATGTGGGCCGAAAGGGAGTTACAGCCAAAGGCTGATATCTTCATCCGATCCCATGTCCACTACCACAACTTTGCTGGAGGCCCAGACTGGCTAGGCATGACCACTCCTGCCCTACAGGGGTTTGGTAGTCGCTACGGGGCCAGACGTTGCACTGGTCTGGTAGACTTTGGATTTGTCACATTTCAAGTAAATAAAGGCACATACACATGGCAACCCATCATAGCAAAACTAGAAGAGCAAAAGGCTCCCATGATAAAATTGTAGTCCCTTCTTGGGAGAGCATTTGGGCGTCCTTCAACGCCGAAAATGAAAAAACCACGATTGAGTCCATGAATGTTGAAGGATGGAAGACTATAGTTCAGGCTTCTAAATCTTGCGGTCTATCTTCTTCTAGGGTCAATCAAATGGCCAATGAAGGAAAGATGGATAGGATTAAAAAGCGCGTTTGGTGCGGCGGATTAACCAGAGAGATTAACTTTGTCAGGCCAAAATTAGCTAATCAGTAGTTGATGTCCATTTTTTAATAGGACAAGACGATGTCGCAAGCCAGAGTTTGGCTCCAGAACATCCGCATATTTTACATTTTCCACTACCCATAAATGCGGCTTGATTCCAATGAGGGCAAGACTGGCAAATGCTTTTTCTTTTTAAGATTTCTTCTTCTGAAGCCATCTTAAATCCGCTTTTTGCGCTTTTTGCCATTTCTCCAATAAATGAGGTTATTTTTTGTGTTAGTGGCATTTCTTGCTCACTATTTAAAATAGTGTTATCAACAACACTGCCTAAAACTGTTCCGTATTTTTTCTTTATTTTTATAAAATCATTTTTGGAAATTTTCATTCTTGAATCAATTTCAAGAGAAACTTTATTCATATCTTCAATATAATCCTGTCCCAACGATTCTGACATTTTTTCAAATATAGATTTAGGGAATGATATATTTTTTTCTTCGTTTTCCATATTTTATAATTTATGCACAAGAAATAGTAAACCCATCTATGCTGCTATTAACGTTTTGTCCATGGCAAGCAAAGGTTGAAACAACTTTAATTGCAATTGCTGCCGCAGGAATTACAAATACAAAAAATCCCGATCCAGAAACGCACCCAGTTGAACCTAAATTTGATGACGATCCATCTGAAAATATTGCAAAAAAAACAACTTCATCTGGTGAAGCAGCAAAATTATAATCCAAAACCATGGTTGTATCCCTGCATAAGATGCCTCTTAGCGAAACCTGTCTTGTCACTACGTCTTCTCCGCTGCTAATTCTGCCAACTCCGCAAGTTTGCGTTAAAACGCCACATTGGTTTCCGGTGATTGCTGTTGGGCAATCTATATAACAACGGCAAGAAACTCTCTCTCCTCTGAGACGAACGGCTGGGCCAAGATCTCCAGTAAAAATTTTTAACTTATTAGAAAGTTTTCCAATCTCTATGTCTTTAAAAAATATTTCGTTTTTTGAAATTGGCATACTTAATACTTTTATGCACAAGATTCTGTTTCAAGCCATTTTAATTTTCCATTTACAGCACCCAAAATCCAAGTTCCTTGAATTGGTGGTTTGGGCAATTTTGCATCTTCGCCTGTTTTGCCATCTAAACCTTTTTCGCCCTTGTCTCCCTTATCTCCCTTGTCACCTTTATCGCCCTTAATTAGGGAGGGTGTTGTTGTTATTGATTTCTCAGATTGGCCCTGCTGTTCTACGGCTTTTTGCGTATTGGTAACTATCTGATCTAATTGATAATTTTGGCTTACAGTATTTCCAACAATAGAAAAATTTGGAAGTTTGGCAAAAATCTTTTTTTCAAACTCCGTATTTGGAGTATTTGATTTCACGATTTGCGTAAAATTTTAAGAGTGTCTTCTGCTGTATAAGCTATTTTGTTAACCCTGTCGTAATAAATATAAGTAATACTATATGGCAACAATGGAAATGTATCCATAGAAGTGAAAGCAAACCAAGTATTATATCTTTTAATGAAATCAATTTGATTTGTGTCGGCCTCGGCGGCATTTGCTATGATTATTTCATCAATAACACCAGACGAAAGTGCTGATGGAAATGAATAGTTAATCGTTCCAAAATCAACTTGTTGAAAATAGCTCCTTTTTAGAGGAGCATAAATGGTAATCATAAGCTCTGTAGATAAGCTTGAACCTGTGTATAAATATCCGAAACTACAGCCAAGCCAGAAGATCTGTCAACTATATGGGTTTTGAACGTTCCGTAAGACAGAACAAGAACAACAACCCAACTGCTTGAAGATGTAATAGTTTTTGTAACAGTTCTAGTGTCAGTAATAGATTGGCCCAAGAAATCAATAACTGATCCAGTAAAGGTTGTTGTAGGCCCACTGCCGGGACTTACAACGCCAACAACTCCCTGAACCCCCTCAAGAACAGTTGGGTTTGAAATAATGGTTGAGGTATACGGGGTTACTGGTTGGTTTACAATTTGAATTTGATCTGTTGACGGAGGAATGCTTGGAATAGATATTGTTGCTTTTCCAGCCGTGGCAACCGCCGAATTGGCATTAATTAATGCGGTAGCAAGATTCGTGTCTATAGTTCCAGTAGAATTTGGAACAGTAGACAAAGTTCCAGAATTAGCGGTAATTTCGGTTACAGAAATATCTGTTTTAATCTCTTCAACGTAGGCCGCAATAAATGCGCTAGGCGTGAAGGCGAATCCGTTTACTGATACAATATCAACCATAATGTTTCTCCTTTACTATACAGGTTCCCTTACAAACAACAAGGATTTTCTATAAACGTTACCCCACCATCTTTTCACCTCACCTCCGATTAGAAGCTCATCTCCAACAGTATAAAATGATGGTTCGCTGGCTTGTCCACCTTGAATATCAAAAGCAATTCCGCCTCTTTCCACGGACTCTTTTGCTATGGTAATTGGGGCTGGAGGATGGATGGTATTATCTGGAATATTAAAAAATATACGAGCCCAAGGGCGTGTAACAACTCTGAAAAAATCAAATCCATCTCTAGCTTGTGGGTTAGAAAGATTTAGATCTGGATCATCATTTGGATCTGGTGTCGCGCTAAGGTGGTAGCTAATTTTATTTCTTGCAGCTACAGTCATCGAAATGGGGTAGCGGTTTTCAAAAAACGAAAGGTTAGCCCTTACTTGATCCTCTGTAAATTTAGCTTTCCAAGTAAAAATAATGCCCGGAAATGTATATGTAATTGTATCATATTCTGTTCTTACGGGAGGTAAAATAATTTCTCCAAGTTGATTAGTGGGAAGCCTTTTAGTCATGCGACGAACCCACGGAAAACCTAGCGGTGTATCCGCAACATCAAGGACTTCATTAGCTATAACGGGAACAGGAAGATAGGTTGGATCAGACGGATCGGTAGTATCCCGCCTGTGAATAGACACTTCATTTCTTACAACTACTTGATCCTGAGTAACTTCATAATAGATATAATTTGATGGAATGGTTTCTAGTTCGCGTCTAACCCTTCTACTAAGTGTTGAATTAAGCGGATCAATTCTGTCATCAACAAATAGTCCAGAGGAATCCGTGGTTGTTGATGGGTCTACCAATGAATCTGTTATAATTTCAGGAGCACCAAGTTCTTGGTTGATTGTTTTGCCTTCAAGGGAATTGGTGGCAAGTGCGTCAGACCTTGTGCTCGTTCTTGTCCTTTTAACAAACTGTGTTACCTGTTGTTCGCTTTTTGAAATTTCGTCACCAACAAGTGTGATGGGCGCGGCGATTCCTTCTTCTGTAATTTCTTGTGAAACTGTCGGAACTTGATCGCGGAACTGAGCAGGAATAATATCTGGCTTGTCTGCCGAAAATGATTTGGCAGGAAAAACTTCAGGCGTATCAATAACCCGTTCTACTAAGGACTCTACGTCTTCGGGAGAGGACTCAACAGCTTTGGTGGCCGTTGGATTTGGAGAAACATAGTTTAACACACCCTTTCTTTGGGTGGTAACAGTAGTAAGTTGTCCTTCGTTGTTTGTAGCTTTGCCTACAAGTTTTGGGCCATCTACAGAGTAAGTTTGAACTACCTTGATTAAAAGAAACTCATTGTATGGCTCATAACTAGTTTGAGTTATAACTCCATTAATATTTTCCAAAGAGCCTTCCTCTTCTCCTGTCGGAACTACAATTTGTCTGGTTTCCTGAACTGGCCCCCTTGAAGAATCATAAAAGTCTCTGGTCTGAATTGGAAACAGGGAGTTTCCATCTTTGTCTGTTTTGACAGACCAAGACTCCTCAATCTCCGTATAAACTATAGCAGACCCTTCTCTAGCTTCGTAAGTAACGCGCTTGTCTGGGCCAAGACTTGCCGCTTGGCCTTCATTCTTTACAGATCTGCGGCGACCCTGAATTGGGCCTAAGTTATCATCATAGCGCGTGAACGGAACCCAAGGCCCCGGAAGGATTTCATAGTCCCACTGAACCCTTTCGTCACTATTAGTTGGCCTAGAACCAGTAAAAACATGGTTTGGATAGCGGGTAGAGTCAGGGTGAGGCGAAAGATCTTCTGGAATTTTGTAGTTGTCTACCCTTGGATCTTTACGAATAGAGATAATCGGGTAGTTCCGATCACTGTTTGCGTATCCAGATACAAAAGATTTTCCTAAAGGAGGATATTCGGTAGCCATTGATTGCCAGAAGGTAGTCTAAAAAAAGATGGGAGGCAAGACGATTTTCCCCTTGCATAAATATACAAAAATGATAAATTCCGCATTCGGAAGCTAATCACTTCCTGTTTTCATTGCGTGTGTATGTAGAGCTATCCCTCGTCTTGATCGGCGGGGGATAGTTTTTTTAAAAGAAAGATTGAACGAAATCCTTAACCAGCTGTCTTAACCTATCTATGGCATTCCAAAATCCTAATCAATTCAAAAAAGATCCCACCATTAGTCATGGGGCATTAGTCAAGCGTCAGGCAACCTTGGTCAAGGTTTTGACCGCTCCAAAGACCATTAATACCAAGGATGGGCGCACCTTCACCATTGTAGACTTGGAAATTGATGGGGTGAAACACGCCCACTTTATTGACTC